ATATAATCAAAATTGATATTGCTGTCCATGAGATTCGCATCATTAATTTTGCGCTGATTTAAATCTGTCGTGTAATGCAGCACTAAATTTGGTTCAGATCGGATGTATGTCAAAGAATTGAATCTCAAGTTGGGAATCCTATGTAGTATCTCTCCACCCACTTCGTTTGGACTATAGTTCCATAGTTCACTCAATGTTTGACCAGTTAGTGTTGACAGAGCTAAGTTACATGCCTTATAGCAGTCCAATACAGTCAAGTCATCCGAATAACCAAATTCTCGTATATACTTGGTTATATACCACTTAGTGACGGCAACAAGTTTAGCAGCCAATAATTCCTCCTTGTTCCCCAATAATCTGTCATTATCCAACCATTCTCCTTTATATCTGATCTCGTTACCTGTATCAGGGGTATCGTACACTTTGTATCCATTATCGTAGTGCATTGGGCTGTGCTTCCTTACGGTGAGAATAGAATTGATGTCATCAGTCTCTTCCAGTTTATCATCGTACAAAGGCTCATCGCACTCGACGAATGAGATTGCTGGATACAACTGGGTCCTGCGATTTACAAGATAACCGATTATATCTGTGGAATTGCCTAGAGTTCCAAATATATTCAACCTCCTAGTTCCGGAGATCCGAATGTTCTGTAGGGCCCTAAGTGTAAGGCTGTTCCTCAACCTTGGTAATGATTTCACGTACGTGAGGAACCCAGAGCTTGTCTCTATCTTGTTTACCAAAAGGTCCAAGAAATGAGAGGAGGTATTTTCCGCATAAAACTGACAGATTCGTGGGTGAAAATTTGTCCTGAAGATTTCTAGTAACTCTCCATAAAGTGCCGGCCTCTCTTTGTCTAGCTGTAGGAGTTTCAGGACATTTGTATTCTTGGCTCGCATTTTCACCATTGATTTTATTGCTTGGGTGAGGCTGGTGGTCACAGGAGTTACAGAGGTGTCATTCGGCCAATATGATGACAGTATTCTAACTTCCTCAGTGTTCCTTTCGTTTGTGATGTCTATCTGGAGGGTATTCTCCAAATATTTCAGAAAATAGGCTGGATTAGCCGAATAATTGCAGATCCACTCCTTCAGATAGTGAATAGATTTGCTTAAACCGCTGCTATGGCCTGATAATATCAGGTTTATCTGAAGAGAACCACCTAACCCTCCCAGCGAAGATGGTAAATATACCCAAAAAAACAGCAGATCTTGCATGAATTTATCATAGATCTGTAGATAAAGCAATCTGTCAGGTTGATCCACATATTTTGATTCATCGATAGATCTTCCGTATAGATCTTTCAGGACTGTTTTCAGGAGATTTTTATTCATGCTCCCAGGGCGCCGCAATAGGTATGCGCTCACATCGTTGAGAACCTGCAAATATGATGTCTCGAAGTCCTCGCCCACAATGAACGATCTGTCATCTTTAGAGTGATAAAGTAAATTAGTCAATTGCGGTGGTAGCTCTAACATGGACAGGGGTCCTGACTCCGTGGGGTGGCTCAAGATTATGTGTGGCAGGCGGGCACATAATAGACCGACCTTGAAGTTCTTCAAATAGCAACAAGTTAGGGTGTGGTTGGTCATTTCTACGGCTGACGAGACAGATGAACATATACTGTCAACTTCTAAGGATTCTGCATGAATTACAGTGTTGTTCGAGCCGCTCGCAGATAATAATTTCTTCAAAGTCGCATCTGCCCTTATTCCGTCTGCATAGTGTTGTCGAAGCATAGTAACACGGTGCTTGGACAGATTTGTCTGACTCATCTTCACAATCATGCCGAATCTATAGCAATGAGTCATCACTTTGTTGAATATAGATTGCACTTGTGCATCACTTGGCTGATTGATTCGTACCAGAGCGTTCACGTCATCAGAGTAGACCATGATTTTCGGGAGATCCAAATCTGTCATGATTCTTAACAACTTCATCATTAGAGTAGTATGAAGCGTCCAAAAGCCATTTAGCCAACCTTCTATACCCCCTTTTTGCCCGTTAGTCAGTAAGGCTTCGTCAAGGTACTCATCATAATGATAGACATCAAGGGATGAAAAATAATTGGGCAGAGTTCCCCAATACTTCTCTCCAAACAGGTCTCCACAAAATGAGGCAAGTTCTGATGTGTTTTCGAATTGCATGGATTGATTATGCCCCTCTATGTCTAATAGTAGCGAATACATGTCATCCTTTCTAAGCTCCTGCGCAGCTTTATGGACTAAATTTTTCCTGACTTTATCTTGTGGCGTCATTAATTGTTCATCAAAGTATGATAGGACTTTCTTCATTTTTAAGGCAACAACACTGAGTGCGTGCTTGTCAGATAGCTCACCATTGGCATAGAATCTAGCTGGAGGCTTTTGCTCCCGTTCCTTGGGCATCATCCTAGCTGCATGTTTCGTCGGAAATGGTTCCTTTCTCTGCCGTAGGAGTTGGACCAGAGGTTGTTTGGGTACTATGGGCCCATCTGCAAAGAATTCCTTCAGTTTATAGTCTCTTTGCTCTATAACTTGAAGCAGTTCTTTCCGACTGTCTCCGGGCCCGAATCTGATTTCTTTCCTCAAGGCTCCCTTGTCTTTTGCGAATTCCAACGCATCTTCTGTGGCTGTGTTATCCATACAATTCACGATCCTAATGTCATCCCACCATGGAAGGGGAAGTGCTTCTATAGACCTATAGTTGTGTTTATTTCCATTTATTCGTAAGAATGTCCTTTTGTTGGCATTCCCGATCATGTTGGGGGTAGTGGCGTGCTTTTTCGTGTAAGATATGAATATCAACTGCTTCGCCAGCCTAGTCAGATTTTTCACTGCCTCGGGTTCTAATTTCCTCGGAGTGTGGACGCGCTTGAGGAACTTGTCCAGCCCTGTCTTGGTGTTGCACTCAGCATAATATATGAATTTATGTAATGCGGACAATTCCTGCAGCTGCGTCCTGCTCATATTGTGCCTCATCTTCATGATCCTCGTGAGTACCGTTTCATGTTCCAGCTTGTAAGAACCGCTTTCCAACAATTGCATGATTATACCGAAGTCATAGTTAGTCCTCGACATCAATTTATCCAGTTCCCACATTTCAAATAGTATGTCCATTATCGGTTGCCAATTCATTGGATATCTGGGATCATAGTCAGAGAAATTGAGCAACAATCCTTCAAGGTTTTTCATGAATTCCACTGTGGTGTTATGATCGAAATCCTGTGAGCTCATCCCTATCAGGATGTCTGAGAATTCTCTCATCCAGGAATACTCCTTTTGAGCTGAGATTATGGTCAAATTGTTTATGATGTCGGAAGTGGTGAATACGTAATCAAAATAGGTGGACGGGCCAGAAAACCAGATGTTCACTTTACGATGATAGAGCAAGAAATGGCCTGGAGACATTATCAAGTAGAAATCATTATCGGGGAGCGTCGAGTGATAGAGATAAGTAGCTGCTGGTAGTAAAGTGAAGTTGGCATCAGGATAAATTCCCAACTCTTCAATGTCATGCTTGAGGCTTTCATTCTTTGCCTTCGCAATATGCATCCTCAATCTCTGGATTGTGATTATGAACGACAGTTGAGGTGACTGATTAGGGGTCGCGATTTGGAATTTCGTCGACTCCTTTCCTATGATAGACATTTCTGCATCAGTGGCTCTGGATGCAAAGGCTGCCGTACTCATGTGAATCAGATCGGTCCTTGTACCATAAATTAGTGTGGACATTTTCCGAAGCATATTTATATCAAAAGTCAATTCTGAGCTGATGTCTGTTCGCAGAGACTCAATCTTCGTCTTCCACTTGTATATTTCTCGGAGGTCATGTTGATGATGCCCGTGAATCCTATCGTCTCTCTTCTTGTCTTTATCGAAGCAATAGTCCCTGACTATCTGAGGGTAGGGTATCAATGGGTTATTCAACCTGCCCGGCAACCTGATTTTATCAAGCCCCTTGGATGCGATCACTTTGGGGATGGGTGGTTCGCGATTGTCTATAATTGGAGGCATCACATAGTCCACGGAAACGTCAGGTGATACAGGAGAATTTATATGGGCTCTCAACTTGTCGGGAACCCCCCTAGGGAGGCCGTGCACTCTGATATATTCTCTGTAGCCCATCTTTAGTCTTGTTGGGTGCAGGCAACAGGTTTATATATTTTATGAC